TTAAAGGCTGCTAAGGCTAGATAATGCCAGGTATCAGTAGAAGTGGTGACGCAGCCGGAGGTACATTAAGTGCTTCGCAATCGACAGTAAAGGTAAATAGTAGAGCAGTTATTAGAAATGGCGATGCAGTTGCTGGTCACGGTATCTTTCCACATATTCCCCAAACAGTGGTTGCTTCAAATCAATCAAAAGTTAAGATTGGTGGAGTTTTAGTAGTAATAGCAGGAGATCCAGCAGCTATTTGTGGTGAACCAGCATCAGGTTCAAATAATGTGTCAATAGGTTAGTAAAAACTTTATAAATATTACCGTTATGCCAAATTTCGATTCATCTACTACTAACAAAAGCCAAAGAGCTAACGTTACGTACAAAGATTTAGACTTAGATTTTGGTCGAAATATGGCGACAAATGACGTAAATAAGTTAACAGACGTTAACGCAGTAAAAAGAAGTGTTAGAAATTTAATTAACACATCTCACTACGATAGACCTTTTCATCCAGAATTAGGTTCTAGTGTGAGAGCAATGTTATTTGAACCTATGTCACCTCTTACTGCTTTAAATTTACAAAGAAAAGTACAAGAAGTGCTTATAAATTTTGAACCAAGAATTAAATTAGTACAAATTACAGCTAATCCTGATATTGATAGAAATTCTTACCAATTGAGAATATACTTTTATGTTGTAGGTTCGGATAATTTAGTAGAAGTAGAAACATTTTTAGAAAGATTAAGATAAAATGGCCAGTAATAAATTAGAAATTTCAGATTTTGATTTTGACGCAATTAAATCAAATTTAAAAACATTCTTACAAAGTCAATCAGAATTTCAGGACTATAACTTTGAAGGTTCAGGTTTTGCAATTCTCTTAGACACACTAGCATACAACACACATTACCTAGGATTTAACGCTAATATGTTGGCGAATGAAATGTATTTAGATTCAGCTGACATAAGAAAAAATATTGTATCATTAGCTAAGATGTTAGGCTACACACCTTCATCCGTTAGAACATCAACGGCAACAATAGACGTTACTGTAAATGATGGTTCAGGTGCTTCAATCACAATGCCAAAAGGCACATCATTTAATACTTCAGTTGAAGGCACATCATATCAATTTGTTACTAATGAAGCTATTACAACAACACCTACTGAAGGCATTTATAAGTTTTCAAATGTTCCTGTTTACGAAGGCACTTTAGTAACTTTTAGATATACAAATGATAACTTAGATCCAGATCAAAGATTTTTAATACCTTCAGAGTTTGCTGATACAAACACTTTAGTTGTAAAAGTTCAAACAAGTGTTTCTGACTCAACTACATTTACATACACTAAAGCAAATGGTTTACAAAATGTTGGTGCAACTACAAGATCATATTTTTTACAAGAAGCTGAAAATGGAAAATTTGAAGTTTATTTTGGTGATGGTGTTTTAGGTAAATCTTTGGATACAGGCAACATTGTAATATTAGAATATATTGTTTCAAACGTTGACGCAGCTAATGGTGCTTCAAGTTTTTCTATTAATTCAACTATTGCAGGATTTTCAGATTTAACAGTTGTTACAAAATCTAATGCTTCAGGTGGTACACCAGCAGAATCAAAAGAGTCTGTTAGATTTAATGCACCTCTTTCATATTCAGCTCAAAATAGAGCAGTTACAACAAATGATTATGAAACTATAGTAAGATCAATTTATCCTAGTGCTCAATCAGTAAGTGCTTGGGGCGGAGAAGATGATGAAACGCCATTATACGGAGTTGTAAAAATAGGTATAAAACCTCAATCAGGTTCTACTTTAACTGATACAACAAAAGAAAGTATCGTTCAACAATTAAAAACATATAATATAGCTTCAGTTAGACCACAAATAGTTGATCCTGAAACCACTTCAGTTATCTTAACATCAAATATAAAATTTGATGAAAAGTTAACAACAAAAACTTCAGATACATTGAAGTCAAATGTAATTACTACTTTAACTAATTATAATACATCTACATTACAAAAATTTGATGGTGTGTTTAGATATTCGAAAGTTGTAGGACTTATAGACAATACAGACACAAGTATAATTTCAAATATTACAACTATAAAAATAAGAAAAACGTTTACACCTACATTAAATTCATCTACAAGATATGATGTATATTTCAGAAACGCATTATATAATCCACATTCTGGCCACAAAGCAGATCAAGGTGGTATTTTAGAAACTTCAGGTTTTAAAATTACAGATGATACAACTGTGTATTACTTAGATGATGATGGTCAAGGAAATGTTAGACGTTATAGTTTAGATGGTTCAGTTAGGGTATATGCGAACAATACACAAGGTACAATTAATTATTCAACTGGTCAAATAAGAATTAACTCATTAAGTATTGCTTCATTGGAAAATATTAGAAGTCAAACAACAAGCGTTTTAGAATTGACTGTTAAACCTAATTCAAATGATATTGCACCAGTAAGAGATCAGATTATAGAAATAGACGTTTCTAATTCTTCTATAACAGTTGAAACAGATACTTTTGTAGGAGGTTCTGCTGATGCTGGTGTAGGTTATACGACAACATCAAGTTACTAGGAAAGTAAATGGCAAAGTTTACTGATAAAATATCAAATCTTTAAACTCACAACTACCAGATTTTGTAGTTGAAGATCACCCAAAGTTTCTTCAGTTCTTAAAAAGTTATTATACTTTTATGGAATCTGCCGAATTAACTTTGACAGATATTCAAACTACAGATGGCATACAATTAGAAACAGAAACAAATCAACAAAATGAATTAGTTTTAGATGGTTCACGTATAGATACAGATAGAACACAGTTAGACTCTGGTGATAAAATATTATTAGAAAGTTCGTCTTTTGGTAAATTTACTAGAGGTGAAACGGTAACCGGTCAAACTTCAAATGCTACAGCAACAATTTTAGGTGAAGATTTAAATAACAATAGATTATTCATATCAGCACAAGATAAATTTATAGAAGGAGAAATATTAGTAGGTTCTAGTTCAGCTGCTTCAGCAACCATAAATTTATATCGTCCTAATCCAGTAAATTCAATACAAGAGTTATTAAGCTTCAGAGATCCTGATAAAGTAATTTCTAACTTCTTAACTAAATTCAGAAATGAATTTTTAAATTCAATACCAGAAAATTTAACAGAGAGTATTGATAAGAGAACATTAATAAAAAATATTAAATCACTTTACAGACTAAAAGGTACACAAAGTGGTCATCAAATATTTTTTAGAATGTTATTTGGTTTAGAATCTTCTACAACTTATCCTAGAGAACAAATACTAAGAGTATCAGATGGTAATTGGAGTACATCAACAATTATCAGAGCAATAGGTACAGTAGGCAATACTTCAAATTTAATTGGTAGAACAATATCAGGACAAACCACAGGCGCAAGTGCGTTAGTTGAAAATGTATTTAAATTTCAAATTGGTGCAGATGAAGTTTCAGAATTTGTTTTAAACAAATCTAGTATATCAGGTACTTTTCAAGTTGGAGAAATTATCAGAGCTACAAGTTCAGATGAATCAGATATTTTTATTAAAGCAACAATTACAGGATTACCAGATAATGCAACAATAACAAATGACGGTAGTTTATATACAATTGGTGATACTGTATCTTTAACTGCTGGTGGACAAGGCGCAATTATTCAAGTAAATGATATTGGTCGAGGTAGCATTACAGAAATATTAATAGATGATAATGGTTCTGGATATGAAATAGGTGATAGTGTTGTTTTCAATAATACAGGCACAGGCGGTGGAGCTGCTGTTGCAAAAGTTTCAGTTGTTAACGGTGGATTCACACAAGAAGAATCTACATCTACCGTTGACGATCACATAGTTTTAGAAGATGAAACTGTAAGAGGTGATCCTTACACAGGAAATAAAATCGTACAAGAATCTGGTTCAGGTGATATTACAGATGTTAGAATTATAAATGGCGGTAGTAACTATAGTAAAACACCTACATTAACAGTTTCAAGTTCAGGTGGTTCAGGTGCAAGTCTAGTAGCATATGGTTCAGAAATAGGAAGAGTATTAGATTTAAAAACTATTGAATCAGGAAAAGGTTACGAAAATTCTCCTACACCTCCAACTTTATCTTTACCGACAAATGTTTTATTTAAAGATATAACAGGAGGATTTACTGTAGGTGAAACAGTTACAGGTTTAGATTCTTCATCTTCAAGCGTAACAGGTACCATTGTTAGTATAGATACGGATAGAAACGTTTTAAAATTAAGTTCAGTTTCAGGAACTTTTGATACAGAAACAATTATAGAAGGCAATACATCTGGTGCAACTTGTGTTGTTTTAAAATTGGATGAAGCTACAGCCTCTACAACTGTAGTATCACAATTAGAAACAGCAGGTACTTACATAAACCAAGACGGTCATATTTCTGAATCAACAATGAGAATACAAGATAGTTTATTGTATCAGGATTTCTCTTATGTATTAAGTGTAGGAAGATCAATCACAGAATGGAGAGATTCATTTA